ATGCTCACCATTTATCGGCGGCATCGCGCGAAATGCAAAAGCTCGGCCAGAAAGGCAAAGTGTTTCTGCCCGATCTGGACGCAAGGGGTTCTGCGTGGCGAGACGATTCGGAAGTCGCTCGATCTGACGAATTGGGAAGCCGCGAACAAGCTAGTAAGGGACTGGGAGATCCACGGGCAAGCGATGGTCGTGAGTGTGTCCGACGCGCTCGACCGCTGGTATAAGGACTGCGAGGCACGGAATCTTTCGTCAGAATCTTTGCGAAAATACAAACGCCTTAAGGGATCTCTCATCGCGATTTGGGGAGAAATACCGCTCCGGTCGCTTTCCGTGGATGACGTGCGGAAGATGCGTGAGGGGTGGACATTTTCCCCTGGAACGACGGCGAAACAGTTGGAACTCGTACGGGCATTTTTCTCTTTTTGCTTAACCTCGGGTTGGATCGAAAAAAATCCGGCCACAGCCGTCCGCGCCCCGCAAGCAAAAGTCGTCCCGACACTTCCCTACTCTGATGCGGAATGGAAGGACATTCTGACCGCGCTTGATATGTACGGGGAGATCCATTATCAGTCCCCTCCTCGCATCCGGAAGCAGCTCCGCGCTCTATTTCTGCTCATGCGATTTTCGGGGCTCCGCATTTCTGATGCGGTCGGCCTGGCGCGCGACCGGATCGATTCATCGGGGAATTTGTTTATTTACCAGGCGAAGACGGGGCATCCCGTATCAGTTCCCCTCCCTAAATTAGTGATCAATGCGCTCGGGGAAATTGATGAGCACGGGCGATATTTTTTCTGGAATCGTGAAGGGACATTGAAAACAGCGACAACTGATTGGTCATCGAAAATGAGGAAGGTATTTTTACTAGCCGGGATTCCGGATGGCCATTCACACCGGCTACGGGATAGCTTTAGCGTCGATTTACTTTCAAAAGGAGTTCCATTGCAGACGGTTTCGATCCTGCTGGGCCATCGAAGTATCAAAACCACTGAGCGGCACTATGCCCCGTTTGTAAAGGCATCGCAGGACGCGCTCGATGCTGCCGTGAAGGGAACGTGGCAATGAGTTCCGAGTGGATGCATTTCAATATCAGCTGCCGTGATTGCAAGAACAAAGGCACGCTTTCCATCTGGTCGGATGAGCGATTTCGGTGGGGCGCGGGGTGGGAAGGATTCAAAGGGACCGCGAGAATCACCGGGCCACAAGAGGACACCATCCAATGCCTCAAGTGCAATCAAAAAAACATTCAGATCACGAAAGGTGGAAGCGCCAAATAATAGAGGAGTTTCAAAAAGGAGGTACCCCAAACGTGGGAGTGGGTTCCTGCTTTTTAGCTGATACGGTTATTTGATCCCGCCGAAGATGCGGGACGCAAATAAATTATTCATATGCCCGCCGCGACGTTGCCGGCGGGATTATTTCAGAACCTCGAAAAAACAAATCGCCGAAAATTCTGAGAACCCTCCCCTTCTTTTTGCATTGAAGAGGGAGGCGAAATAGAGCTGATGAAATCCTGTTGCGTCCATGCTTGCACGCTCCTTGTGGCGAAGAACCTTTGACGATCATTTCGGATGGGTTTTGCGATCGCAGTCAGTTCACGGTCCTGATGCGGCAACGGTCGCCAATTGCCATCCTTGCTCGTACTGCTTTACCGGCAATTCTCTGAGTGATGGGTAGGGTTTGCGCTTCTCACCCTCAACGTCCTTCACGGACTCAGCCTTTATTTATAGACGCGCTCGGACTCGTCATCCCATCATTCAAAGAACTGCTTGAAGTCCAGCGGGCGATCAAAGGAGAAGTCCACTCCGGCGCAAGTAATTGGAGGAAACAAAAACAGTGTCCTTAGCACGAAACCCAACCTTGTGAGTAAAATTTCGCGCCGAGGACACTGTTCACAAGGTTGTCCCGCTAAGTCCATCTCAGCATGAAGTGTTTATAGAAAAGCGCAAGCCGCCCTGGGGATAAGTATTCTCGTGTGGGGATCAGCGTGAAATCACAGGCGGCTTGGGTAGCTGAAGCAGGGCACGCGACTCTGCAATGACTCTCTTAGTTCGGTCAATGCACAGTTCGGTTTCAAGGATGATCTGGCGAGAAGCTCGTAGCTGAATAAACGACGTGCGGACTAGATCGGACAGGTCATCCGAAGGGAAGGTTGATCCGGGCATGACTTACACCGTCACCCATCATCGTACGCCGAATTCGAAACGAACGTTGCTTTGGAATTGTCGGCTGATGGCGAATCTAAGTGTGTTGGGAAGATCAGTGCGGCTCCAAAAGCGCGATCTTCGCCTCTTTTTCTCGAATGATTCGTTTTAACATGACGATTGATTCGGCATTCGGGCCTGGATTTTCAAGGAACCGGCGAAGGTCTTGCTTGTCGCGTTCAAGAGTTTGGCGCAGGGTTTGAATTTCCAGAAATTTATACATAGCGCAACAGAGTAACGCCGAACAACACTAGGGCATATGCAAGAGCCGTTCCATTTCGGCGACACGAACAATTCTAGGCGCGTTTTACACAAGAACTAAAGTTTATGTGTCCGTCATCCGAGAAATTGAGGCGTATACTTTCGCGCAGAGACCATATTTCGATTTGGTTCGGTTTCGTCATCATACTTTGGGGTTTTCATTCATGACATCTCAAGTTGCCTTGGTTCTCCGGAATGATCCGGAGAGAGCGGATTCGTGTGTTGATTCTGGTGTGGAGCGTGAGCCAGGTGTGAATCATCCGCTGCGCCGCGCGTCCGATCTTTTCATTTCATTGATCCCCGGCCATGACACATTCACCGAAAGAATTTTGAAGTTTCTCGGCGCACGCCACATTTAGAAAAAACCGCCGCCCCATTCAAGGAGTGTCGCGCGGTGCAAAAGATAATTCTTTTCGCTTTTCCAACTGGATGGGTCATTCGTGATCATTCGCAGGTTCGACCCTTGCCTGTCCCATAAAGCAGGCAATATACAGGGTAGCGGCCGGAAGATGAAGATACTGTGAGGCGACTTTGGCGCTATCCTTTCCACTCAAGAGCGGTCTCCGCAAAAGCTAACTATCTCATTCGGCTGCGGCCCTATTGATTGGGATAACATTGGATGGCCAATTCGTATGATTTATTTCTTGCTTCGTGTTGTTTGAGATGGCGAAGAAATGGAGAATCGAGCGTGCTGAAAGGCTGCCGGATTCCGCTAGTTGAAACTATTCGAGATATAGATTAGCGTGCATATCAGCTTTCATCTTGCAATGCTCTAGGTGTCGAAAATGGCGAAAGAGCGCTCTTCTGCTCCGTTCCAGCTCCCAAAAGACGCAATCAAGAGGGCTAGCATCGGTCAGTCTTTTGCAGAATACGATCTGATTCGAGCTCATCCAGCTCTCTTTGTGGAAACCCCTGCGATGCGCGCGGCCGTTGATGTGAATCGTCCAAAATGCTTTTTCATCGGGCGGCGTGGCACAGGGAAGACGGCGGTGACGTTTTACTTGCAGTCGCGTAACTTTAAGAATGCAATACCCCTGATTCCTCAGATGCTCTCGGCTGCTGACCAATACATTCCGAACGAGTGGTCGCCCGATGTCCATCAACAGCCATTTAAGACGCTCGTATGCAGCTTCAAGCGAGCAATTCTTGATGAGATTCTTTTTGTTTGGTTTAAGCAAGGGCTATATCGGCCGCACGCATCAAGCGTCATTACACGCGAAAAGAATGAAATTGAACAGTTCGACTTCGATTTAAGACTTCTCAACTTTATCTCTGAAGGCTTCGATGCATTGAATTCGCAGCCGAAAGAGTGGCTGAAATTTGTAGCTAAGCCGAAGCAAATCGCGGATGAGATGATGGTTGAAGCGACGACTCAGCGGCACAATTTCGTGGTCCTTATTGATAGGTTGGACGATTCTTGGAATGGTTCAGACAAGGCAGTCGTGCTGGTGATGGCGCTCATGCATGCATGTCTTGAGCTCAACGCCACGGTGACTTGCGCTCAACCGCTTGTGTTTGTCAGAGAGAATGTTTTCGATCGAGTGAGGAGTCTCGATAGGGAATCGGCCCGTCTGGAGACGGCTGTCGTCTCGTTGGAATGGACACGTGAAATGCTTCGAGAATTCATCGAGCGGAGGCTGAATCGAAATCTCGTCGCGAAGCCTGCTCTTGGTGGACCGACCTGGAATGCGTTCTTTGAGCAACCGCAAAGTGGAAGCACAGAAGATCTAGTTTTTGGGTATTGCCAGTACCGGCCGCGCGACGTATTGATTTACGTTGCAAATGCGCTTGAGTCCGCCCAAGCACACCTTCGGACGAGAATAACGTTAGAGGATCTCGAGGTCGCGCGCAAGAAGTTCTCGGAAGGTCGCCTGAAGGATCTTTCGGATGAATACGCCGACAATTATCCGCGGCTTGGCATTATTCTTTCCAAATTTTACGGTCTTGGGACCGAGTACACTGTTGCGGCTATCGATGATTTTTCGAAGAAACTATTAGTAGATGAAGAAGTAAAGGATGCCTGTCAAAGCTGGATCTATAACTATAGCTCACCGGAATTGTTGATTAAGCTGCTTTACAATCTCGGCTTTGTTGGGATTAAGAATGATGGGACAGTCGCATTCAAATCGAGCGAATCAACTCTCGCTATGATGCCGACCCTGACCGCCAAAAGCACACTTGTCATTCATCCAACTTATGTGAACGCTCTTAGCCTACAAGATGTTTTGGTTAATAGCATGGGAGAGGAGGTACAACTCAGACAGTCAGGAATTGTTGCCGAACTCCCCGAATCAACTACTCTCAGGGTCTATAACGCCAAAATCGCGGCATTACAGACGAAACTTGCCAATCTTACGTGTGGTGACGCAGAGTCGGCGGAATATGAAAAGATCGTGCAGGATCTGCTAAAACTGTGCTTTCATAAAGCGCTTACAAACGTTCAGCCGAAGGTGCGAGACGTTTCGAGCAAGGTGATTCGTGATTTGATCGCAGCGAATTACTCCAGTATTCCCTTTTGGGAGATGCTGAGGGCAAAGTATGGTGCTACGCAAGTGATCTTTGAATGCAAGAACTATATTGATTTGTCGGCTGATGATTTCCATCAAGTTGCTTACTACATGAATGAGGCAATTGGCCGGGCGGCATTCCTGGTCCATCGAGGCCCCGGAGAGCTCAAGAAAGGGTACCTTGATCACATACGGCGCATTCATTCCGATAAGCATGGCATCGTGCTTCTGTTGGGAGAAAGGGATTTGGAGGTTTTCCTGCGACAGGCTTTAAACGGCAAGAATAGCGAAGCGCACCTTCAAGATCTCTTCGATCGGACGGTCAGAGAGATCTCGTAGTGCGGCGAAGAAAAATTCGCACATCGAGGCAAATTGGCCACCTTTTCCCCAGTGAGCTTGGCGTCCGTGGGACGACGCGGCTTCCCAACCGCAAAGAAGAACTGGTGTAATCGAATTCTACGCTCATCGGGAAATTCCATGTATCACTTCGTGATAAAGCCACACGAAAAACAGAATCGTAAGCGCTATTTCAAGCGCGGCGAATTTCGCCATGAGAAGGTAGTTGAGGGGGCTTTTGTCGATGCGCCAATAGCCACGCCGTGGCTTGGAAGTTGGCGGCCGAAATAAAGAGATTGGCGCAGACAAGGTCTCTCCTTCATGCCCTAGCCACTTAAGAGAGATAGATTTTGGTTTGCGGTGAAACCGACACTGCCCGTTGCTAGGGTTGGGCTCGATCCGCGTGTCTGCGGGGCGATACGGTCCTGCGGTGTTGCGATGGGTTTTACGACAGAATGGCTCCGGACTAAATGTCTGGATCGCACTCTAAATGAGTGCTGAATGTTCGCTCTACATGAACGGACATGCTCCACCACAGTATGCCATTAAAAGGAACCTCTATCAAGTCAAATGCAGGATCCGCGCGCAACTCCAGCGACTGAGATACCCGCGTTCGATTGCAATCTCGGCGAGCTCGACCGCCTGGGCGGGAATCATCGGATCTAAAACGGTGTGATCGATGGAATTGAACATGGCGACCGTGGAACTCTGCATCTGTAAAATCCCGTAGGAATAAAAGCCGTTCGAGTCGATGATTTTTACGCTCTTGTCGCGGCTTTCGCAGGCAATGAGGTATGGAATGACCTTCTGTGCCTGTTCGGGGCTGAGCGGCTCGTTTTTGAGGAATGCGGGGCCGGTGTAGGGAGGCCGGGAGCCATATTCGAGAGAAAGCACCTGTCCTACCTCCAGGACGGCTCTTTCTTGCCCTTGTGGTGAGCTAGGAGCGACGTTTTGTACGACGGCGGGACTTGGGCTTATTGCGTATGCTTTTGGCAGAAAAAGGGCGATAAAAAGGGCACATAAATAGAGTTTTTTCAAAGTTGGTGCGGACTTGTAATTCTCTGGTGGCGGAGGGCAAGTCCACTAGCCTCGTGGCGTTGGCGGTATACCCGACGCTTAAGTAATCAGATACGCTTTACCCCTCCCCATCAGAGAACTACGCACCGCCGCCGATTGGGCTAAGCCGGTATGAAGGGCTTGGTTGGTTTGGACGACCTCATAATCTTTTCATGTTGGCGGCGAATTACAAGACCGGCTGTCCACACCCCGCTTAACACTTGCTAACATACGAATTCGCAAAAAAAACGCCCATAAGTAGGAATGGGCGCTAGCGGCTGGGTGCCGGAGTGGGTTGGGAGGGTTGGCTCTCGAACTTCTTTTTGAGTTCGGCGAGTGTGATGGCGAGGCAATCCGAGGCGGTGCGATTGTGGTATTTGAAAATGTACGTCTTTTCGCCGCGCGGGATTTTCACTGACACCTTGTCGTCATCGAGCAACGGCAAGTGGCAGTGATCGCAATATTCCTTGCCGTTCCAAAACATGGTTCCTCACTTTCTGACTAGGACAAGTCGGTAGTCGGGGTCGAGATACTTTTGGTTGATCTCATCGACGATCTGTTCCGGTGGCGCGTTCCGGAACAGAATGTGCCAAGCGATGTGCTGCTTGTTCGGTAGAAGCGAGATGTTCCGCTTGTTCATCCCGCCTCCAAGGGACTTTGGTTTGCGATGATGGCGCGTCATTGAATCTCCTTAGTTCAATGAGTTGAAGAACTCGCCAAAGCTGGCGGTGGCTTTGAACTGCGGGACCGGTTCGAGGAGCTTGAATCCGCTTGTGAAGGCGTTTTGCAAACTCCACTTCGTCCTGGGCGCAAAGTCCGGGAACGCTGGCTCGAAGTATTCGTGATGAATCACTCGCGCCAGGTGTTTTGGGGCGTCGAGCTCGTCCTCGATGAACGCGCGATAGATGATTTCTTTCGCTTGTCCATCGGTGATCTGCGCGGCGCGCCAGTTCTCGATCTGGTCTGCCATCGGCTTGAAGTTCCGTTGCATCTGCTCAAGACCGACGGCCAGCGCAGAGTTGAGGTCGAAGTGCTTTGAGTGCTTGGCGAGAACCGGCTCGAAGTCGCCGGAGAACGCCATATTGTCGCAACAGAAAACGCGAACGCCGACAACGAGGCCCAAGCGCATCGATTTGTCGTTGGCATTGCGGAGTCCGAGCGAGAAGCGGAATCCTTCGCCCGTCGTTTCGAGATCCATCACCCCAAAGAGCTTCATGCCGTCTTGGGAGACCGCGTACTCCTCCTTCACGACATTGATATGCCGGAAAGAAAGCGATTCGAGGAGTGAGGTTACGAGGTGGATGTGTGCGATCGGCTTGTGAGTGTCGGTCGCCTCGGGTGGAAGGATTTCAGCGAGTTGTTCGCGGGTGAGCTTTTCTGCCCCGCAATGTGCCATGAGAGCTTCCATAATTCCTCCTGGATTTTCAAGGTGCGTACAGGACGTTGTGCGTCCTATTCGCGCCTCCGGGTCGAAGCGAAGGCGCGATTAGGGCGAGCAAATATGGCAAAGCACGCCCACGCCAGTAGCAATCCTGTAGGAGCAAGCCGCGCGGCTTAGCTGGGACTCCCCGTCCGTGAGAGCTACTGGTGTGGAGGTTCGACTACTGCTGGGCTGGAGCGGCGGCTTGAATACCGGACCACTTCACGAGGCCGGCGGCGGCGGCGTTGATGAACGGCGCGGCGATAAGCCAGTAAGGATTGCCCGAATAGAGCGCGATGACAGCGGGGATCGCCGCCGAGCCGAGCGCCCACGCAATAATCTTGCAAGCGTGGAGTGCGGCTTGTTCGAATGCTGAGATTTGCATTTTATTGATAGATAACTTCGACCTTTACCATAATTTCTCGATGAGCACCGCGAGTTCTGCGAGCCAATCGAGTTTCTGTGCGGGAGTGGCATCAGTAGTCGCCGCGATGTTACTCACAACCGTGGATGCGGAAGCGATAACGGCTTCCACTGCCTGGATGTCCTGTGCGTAGTGATCGTTGAAGTAGGGAGTTGGGTCAACGCAGCCGAGATACCCGTTCTCGGGGCTGAGGGCGGTGATGGCTCCATCGCTTTCCCGCACCTCGCACGGCATGACTCCAAGATGGAGATGGGGTCCGGTGCTCTCCGTTGGGAATCCGGAGTTATCGGAGTAGCCAAGCATCTGCCCCGCTTTGACGGGCGTGTAAATTCCCTGCTCCGTGGGAATTGCATAGGGAAAGCCAGGGGTGTTGGCCGGATACATGTGCCAGAGGATGATATTGAATTGCGGGGCGGTATGGTTTGGCGTGCGAATCCAAATTCCGCATCCGCCGTATTCGTCGGTCACGTATAACGCATCACCGTCGCACGGAGCATATACAGGCGTTCCCGATTTGCATTCAAAGTCAATTCCCGGATGGCCCTTTTGTCCGAGCGCGGCGTACATGGGCGAGGTCGTGCCGAAGAGATTCGCTTGATCGATTTCGTCTTTGACCGGGTAGTACAGGAAGGGGATTGGCTCCATTATTTTCAGTGTGAAGTGTTTTGAGATTCTTGCAAGGTGGGGACAACTACTTGCAATACCGCGCAGGAAGAGTAGTGTGAGGGCAAATGGTCATACGCGATATTGTCTGGGCAGTTCTCATAATTGGAGGTATGTGGATGATTGCGAGTGTCGCGCGCGCAACGCGCGGAAAGGATGATTGGCTGGACGATTGGGATTTCTGATCGGCTATTTCTTCTTCGTCTTCGGTGCCGCCGGTGCTTCCGATTCCATCGACACTCCGAAGATCGCGGAGAGCGACGGAAGAATCGCGGCGGTGTCTTTCGGGTCGTTCTTGAACATATTGATGTAGTCCTGTAGGACGAGCGGGGTGAGCTCGTCGTACGTTTCGGACTTCAAGGTCACTGGTTGGCCGACTGCATTCGAACCGGCCATCCAATCCGCGATCGCGCCGGCGATCGGCGAAAGATGGTCCCTCAAATAGCTCAACGCCTGATCCGCGCGCGACGGCGCGCTGAACGGCGTCTTTTCCTGCTTGCCGGTCTTTGTCGTGGTGTAGAGAGGCGCGCCGAGGGGCGTAGCCTTTCCGGTGGAACTGACATATTTCCCCGAGATGAGCTGCGAGACCAATCGGGCGTAGGCGGCATTTCCGCCGGTCATATCGAACGTCGTGTTACCGATTTTTACTTTCCCGAAACTTGTGCTGACGGGATTGGCGTTTACTCCCGCGCCTGCAAGCCGCGACAGTCCGAGCACTGAGGCCGTGACGATCAAACTGCCCGTGAGCTGACGGAGTGCGGCCATGCGCGCGGTGGGGCTCGTAGTTGGATCAAGATACGTCTTGGGGTTGAACATATCGAATGTCGCCATCACCTTTCGAGGGGAGAAGAAGGTCGTGTTGAGCGCGGCGGTCGCGCGGTCCAGACCGAACGGGAGAGTTCCGCGCCCGGTGAAATTGTTCACTACGTTCGCGAGATCCTTGGTCGCCTGTGAACCCTTGCTTACGTCCTCGCCGTTCAGCCGCGCGGCATTCAACAGATCTTCAAAGCGGTAAAAACGGGTGTAATTCAGGAATCCGGTGAACGCGCGCGAGGACGCGCGGATAAGATCAGGCAACCCCGTTTTACCGCTCAGCCACTTGCTCCCCTTCTGCAAGAGCGAAGATTGGATTGCTTCTTCGCGGTCGTTCAACTTGCCATCGATGCTCGTGATCCCAAGGCCAGCGGATTTTGCGAGGTCATAATCCGGGTGTCCGGAGATCATCGCCTGGGCGTTCTTGTAGTTGTCCTCGTTCGCGAAGTATTTGAACTGATCCCCGGCCGCCTCCCAGAATCTCCCGGTGCTGACCATACCCCAGCCCTGGACGCCCATTGCGGAGAAATGGAGAACCGACGTGAGCGCGGACTTCGGGATGTTGAGGATGTCGGTGATCGTGCTCCCGACCGTGCGGTTCGGATTCGGCTTCAGGGAATCGAGATAATCGCCGAACGCGCCTTTCGATTTTCCATATTGGAGGATGTTCTCGTTGCTCGGGTTGGAATCCCGTGATGTCTTCGCTTCTGCGGACTGTTTTGCGAGATCGGATATTTTCGCGGCCTCCTCCATCGAGACCGTCGCGTTCAGCTTGTGCGCGGCGAGGTCTTTGAGAAACATATCCTGCGTCTTTGGATTCAGCACCTCGTCCATTTTGCCTACGCGCGAGACGATGTCCCGTTGGGCTTCGGGAGAGATGCCAGATACCTTTTTTGCCCAATTGATGATTCCCTGCTGCTGATTCTTCAAGAGGAGTTTGCTCTCGAACTGAGCATTGGTTTGCTTCGCGCTCTCTTCGCTCATGAACTCTTTGAAATACTCCTGGCGCTCTTCGCTCGTCATTGCGGAGAGTTTTTCAGGATTCAATTCGCCGGATTTGATTCGGTTCAAGAATTCTTCTGTTTCTTTTTGTGGAAGGCAAAACATTTTAGTGAATCAGCATTTTATGGAGTCGACGAATGACTTCCAATCCTGTATCTTCGGCGCGGCCTTTTTGATCTCCCCTTTGATGTCGTCGGCGATCTTTCCTTTTTCGGTTTCAAGATTGCCGCCTTTGCCAAGTTTTTCGGTTGCTGCTTTCTCCCGCGCGGTCTGAATACCTTTAATCGCTTCAGTGGGGGATGCATCGTCCCGTTCCGCGAGCGTCCTGATCCTCTGGCCCATCGTGGTGGCCTCGGTCGTGAGCGATGACTGAGTGGCGAGATCCCGGAGCGTGCTCACGTCATTGTCTTGAATCGCCTTGTTCTCCACGGCAACGAAGACGCTCTCCGGCAATACACCATCGGGCGGAGCTTCCTGGCCCATTGCGATCCGTTTCGCCTGATCGTAATTATTCGTCAGAAGATCGACGGCTTTTGATGCTTGATCTTTCATGCTCACGGTTTTGTATTCGGGAAGGTCACTGAACCCACGGGTCAACTTCGCTTCGACGGCTTTCTCCTGGACACCCTGGGCGAGCGCGCTCGTCTTTGTCTCGCCACTTCCTTCGACCGGCGTGACTTCCGGGGTTTTCTCGGGAACGGTCTCAGCCGGTGCTTTTTCGACGGGTGCCACTTCAGCTTTCGGCGCGGGCGCCGCGCTTGCGGGTGCCTTCGGCGTTTCTGGCATCGATGCATTGTTCATCTGCTGCGCTTTGTCGTTCGCATCCGCAACGATCTTGTCTTCCTGTTCGGGAGTGATCTCCCCTTTCGCATCCATCGCGCCCGTAATCGCTCCGTAGATATGTCCGCCGATAATGATCTGACCGGCAAGCGTTCCGACACTATGAACGGCGTTTGCAAGATTGTTCTTGGCTGTTTGCGAGATCGGGAGGGCGGAGAGAAGTTTATCGGCGACGAATCCTCCAACCTGGCCTGTCTTGTTGAAAATGAGGCCAGTCGCATCGGCCGCTGGCTTTACTACCGGAAGCTGCGACAGGATATTGAACGTTTCTGACGCAGGAAAGAATAGTGTTGCCGCGGATGAAGTGAGTAGATTGAGCACGTCGCTTGTCTTTTCGGATGCTGAATGGTTCGTCGATGGCGTGAAATCCGAGACAACTTGTGTGGCGCTATGAGCGAGATTGCTAATCGTCGCATCTGCTCCTTGCTTCGCATTGTTGACGATCGTGTTGAGCGTCTGAATCGGATGGACTACCGCGTTGCCGCCCAATTCGTTGAAAAGTGGTTTCGATGTCGCGCCGGGATTCGTGAAGGCGTCTTTCACATAGCTCCCTATCTTTGAAAGCACGGTCGGCTGGCCGGATTGCGATTTCCCGGTGAGGAGGCCATCGAACAATCCTGGCTTCTGCGCCGGGGTACTCACCTGATTGGGCGCTGGATTCGGGTATCCGCTCGCCAGCGGATGGGTGCTCGAAGCAAAATTCTGATCGTCGGGAAGCTGGACGCCTTTCGCGCGCGCAATAATTTTCTGTCCGTCGATGTACGAGATCTGGCCGCTCGCCACTTGTTTGGCCGTCGAATTCTCAAGATCAAGTGACGGCTGGGTTCCGTCCGATTTTAATTTCTCAAGATTGAGATTGGAAGTGTCGTTCGATCCCCCAAGTTCAAGCGAGATGAGATGGTCGAGCTGCTCGTCCGGTTCCGCGCCGGTTGCTTTTCTTACGGCTTCGCTCGCGGCTTCGGGCATTCTGCCGTTGTGAAGCACTGACGGGTCGATCTTCTGGGGAACTGTGGGATCAAAGGCCGGCGCGACACGGTCTGAAAGAAGATCGCTCGTCTTCGTGGTCTGATCCTCATACGTGAGAAGTGGCTTGCCAGAATACTGGTCTTTGACCGTGGAAGCCCCGTATCCGCTGCCAAGGTTCCCTTTGAATGCGTTTGGGGTCGTGGCGGGGGAAATGACGGGTGCGGAAGCCGGGGCTACGGGGGAAAGCGGCGCTACGGGCGTGATAGGGGCCTTGGCAGGGGCCGGAGCTGGGGTAAAGAGCCCTGAAAAGGTCCCTTTTGCGCTCAAAGGTGCCGCAGGAGCGGATTGTGAACTACCTGTGAAGAGTCCTGCGAATGGAGAGGCCATCGTTATTTCGGCTTCGTGAGGCCGGTATAGTTATTCGTCGGGTCCGCAGTGTTCGCGTACTTCTTAAAATTAGAGATGAACGATGAGGCGGGAAGTCCCTGCGCCTGCCACGCGCTCAATCCGGTCGCCCAATCTTTTGGATTGATGTATCCATCGGAACCGGTCACGCTGGAGAGTTCCGAATCCATGCTGGAGATGGAATCGGCGGTGGATGGCTTCGGCGGGGCCGATGTTTTACCCGGAAGAACCTGGTCGAACGTTTGGGTCGTCGGGTTCCATGTGTACGTCGCGCCGTTCGCGCCCTTGATCGTCTTCGGCGGTGCGCTCGCGGTCTTCTGATCTGCTGCCGCCTGTTTCGCCTGGGCCTCAAGCGCGGCGAGTTTCGCTTTGTTCGACGCGCTGGTCGCAGTGTTGTCGGCGGTCTCGCGCGTGACGAGATCTTTAACTTGGGCGAGCTTTGAGTTGTACTCGTCCTGATAATTTTTGATGTCGGCAGTCGCCATGTCCGTCACGTTTTTCACGCGGCCCACGCGGTCGGCCTCGTCGAGCCATGGATTGTCGTTGATATTTCCCGTTGCGGTCACGAGGTCATTCTGTCGGCCGGTGATCGTGTTCTGGAGCTGGTCTAAGCCAGCGGCGGAATAGGCCGAATTGTAAAGGTCGGTCTCATCGGTCGTCGGCGGGGCCGTGAGTGAGGACACCGCATCGGAGTACGACTTATACCCCAACGACTGGGCCACCTGATCTTCTGCGCTTTGTGAATCGGTCGGCGCACCGCTCGCGTCCGTCTTAGGAGTCGGCATTCCGGCTGCCGTGCGAAGTCCTGCGATGCGGGTGCTATACGCTGCCGCGCTTTCACCTGGCGCGAGTGCATATTGATTCGGGGTGATGCCGGTGTCCTTATCAATCGACGTGTCACCGTTCGGAAGGTTCGGCGTGAGGTTCGGTGCGGGGGTTGTTATAGGTGCGGAAAGCATGGATTAAGGAAAATTACCGATGTTTGTGTCAAACCGCGTCGAGCGGCGGGAGTTGAACATATCCTGCGTATTGAAGAACGGCTGGTGCTGCGCCATCTTTTCTGCCTTTCGGTCCCCCATCGGCTTCCAAACAACATCGAGCATCGCCATCCCGCGCGCTTCCTGGTCTTTCCCTCCGGCGACATTTTGTTTCTTGTCGCTCAAAAGCGCCTCTGAATAGGCAAGTAGAATGATCGCGTGATTGCCGGAATTCTCTTCGGCGTCTGAAGTCGGAGAGAACGGCAAGAGGTCGGTGGAATTGGAGAGGGTCGGCGCGCGCAACTTGCCGTACAAGCTGTAACTCTGCCCAGCGGAATATGCGGCCGGGTTCAGATAATATTTCCTGGCGAATTCCGTCCAAATGAGCGAAGTGTCGGTGGGATAGTTAGAGAGCCATCGCATGTACTCTGCGAAGTTCCGCTTGCCGTTCTCTCGCCCGGTCCATGGAACATTATTTATGACCACAAGGAAAATGCTCTCGTCTTCAAACGTCGCTGGGTACGCTATCGGTGTGGCCGAGGGGGTTCCCATCGTTCCGGTCGCCACGCCCTCGGTAAACGTCCAGGGCTTATAGTCCCACGCGCGCTTGACCCCGTTATTGATATAGCCGTCGATGTCGGCCTGCGAAAAAAGTGTGTTCGTCCCGGCGAGAACGTCGGCAACGTCAAGATTGAGTTGTGAGCACAGGGCAATTTCCGCTTCGCTGAGAATCATGCTGCCTGTAATAATTTGATTGGTTCATACCTTTCGATGTAGGTATATTTGCGGCAATTGCATTGTTTGCATAGGGGCTGGATATTTGAAATGTAATCTGAGCCGCCCCTAGAGAGCGGAATAATATGGTCTTCCGTAAGCGTGATTTCTGGTTCAAATCTAAAGCAAGAGGGACACTGATTTGAGAAGCGTATTTTTAGTGAAAGCCACTGTTCGTAGGTGTGGGTACCCAATGCCTGCCGCTTTTTTCTGTTGGTTGAATTATTTAGCCAGCTCACGTAAGCGGGATTAGACATTCGCCCGTCTTTATAAAAGTGGGATTGAGTTGTTGGTCGTTTATGCTCTGCCCAATACTTAACAAGACCTGAAGATGTTTCCCCTTTCTTCATCCATGATCCGTAATTGTTTCGCAATGCAACGAGACGCATGTTATCTCGATATGTCTGACTATATGGCTCTCGTTTATAAACTCCGCTTGGCATTGATGTGGTTTCTTTAAGTGTAAGGGGTTTTATATTTTTTGCTAGCCCAGCGCAAGCCATGAGATCCCCTGAGCATATCCTGTAGCACCAAGAAAACTCGAAGCGTTTGTCAAAGAATATGAAATCCTAAATGTAAACGTAGTTGATCCAACACTAATCAGTTCCAATTGCATATTGCCCGACGTTTGCGATCCACTATTAGTCCATGAAGTAGAGTTTCCTCCACTATGAAGTGGTCCGGTTGACGACGAAACGACAAAATAATTTGAGAATCCGGAGACGTTTGTTCCGCTTGCATCGAAAGTGATACACAGTATGGCTTGAAGTTGCGTGCCTAGTCCCGGATTATTTGATCCGGGAACTTGGAAATTGTTTATCGAAACGGTGATGAGTTTTGGGGTCGTCCCTAAGCCATGCGTAACAACCGTATCGTCGTTCTGGGCACCTACGGTAAATCCGGTAAGAGTAATGTCGGATATAGTCCCGGTTGCGATGGCGAAACTGCCGCCGCCTCCACCTGAAGGGGTTGAATAAGCGCCTGTCCCGTCAAGGTACTTCGTGGCATCGTTCGGAAGTTTCGGCGCGAAGCCGTGTTGTGAAGTAGAAACGTCGTTGGTCGTGATATTCGACATCGGCAAAGTCGCGTCGTCGATCGTGCAAGTGATGGTGACATTCCCTGTCCCTCCTCCCGGGCTGATCGAAATTCCCGTCCCCGCAAGGATCTGATCCACACCCGAACCGCCTCCGCCGCTCACCGCAAACTCATTCCACTGATTATTGAAATAGAGGTAGAGGAAATAATCGGAACCGTCAAAGACGAAGACGATCTGGTCCTGGAATGTTTGGGGAATATACGTCGGGGCTGAACTCACACAAAGTTGCACGCTCTGAAGCTGCGTGAGGAGCGGAATGAATTGCGAGATCGGAACTGACTGAACCGGCGGCGCGGAGGGGACGCCCGACTGGCTGTCGGGGGCTTCCGCTTGGATCGATCCGTTTGCAACCCCTGTCGTGAATTCAGGTTCGGTCATGTTTGTGTGGCACCAAGATCGTTGAACACCCAGTACGACGTAAGGAGTTCGATTCCGGTCGAGACCCCGTCGAAAACGACCTTGATGAGGAATTGCTTTCCCTTGATCGAATTCACGCTAAAGAAGATATTCTTGAGCTGTTCGATACTTGAAAACTGCTGGTACTTCACGAGGATGAACGGCTGCACCTGGACATTGACGCCGGATGATGTTTTGTTCGGAAGGCCGAGATCGATCGTCCACGTTTCATTGCTCAGACCATCATTTGCAATCGCGGTGATGTGGGCGATGTACCCGGCGTTGTTGCCCTCCAATATCGTGACCTCATCTCCCACCTGGGCGTCGTAGGTTCCGGACACGGTTGCGTCCACGATCACTTGGTTGAATGCGGTGGCGTCCGCGCTTGTCACCGCATGGCCCCAGAGCTGCCGCTTGAAGTTATAGACCTTGACCGCCACGCGGAAACTGATCGCGGTCGCTTGGGTCACGGAGTTGAGAATCCCAAGATTCAGAACCACGGCTTCCATGGTCTTATCCGTGGGGCCGAAGTATAGGCGCTGGTACTTGATCCTCCCCAGCCCCAATTCCTCGGAGATGAACATCGCCCGCGCGGGCGGCTGGGGCACGAGGGACGCGACGTAGTTCACACCGCCCGAACTGTAGCCGACCGAAATGCGGTTGTTCGCCGTGTCCACGAAGATGGAGTTCATGAAAAGATTGAACGTCTGGCCGGAGGGGACGGGAATATACGCCCAGGTCTTCCGGGCGATGAGATACATATAGAGTCCGGGCTTCATCTTGCCATACTGCGCGACGTTGTTCACGGTCGTCGTGATGAGGAAGAGGAGAATGTCATTCACGAGCGCCATCTGCTGCGGGAGGACGGAACCGTTGTCGTAGTTATTGAACGAGAGCGGATCGTCCAGCACGCCAAAGAGCTCGTTGATCGTTGTTCCGTTCGTAATGTACGCGCCGCGCTGGGTCTTCACGATCCAATTGTCGCCATAGGTATCGATCGAAAGGATCTGGCCTTGCACCCATTTCCACGGCACTTTCGAGCGGAACGAAGTGCCATCCCATAAAATGACCGCGCCCTGGTTGCCGAGATTTGCGCCGATCAGAATTCCTGTGGGACCTGCTTTGATCGCGGTAATCGTCATATTGCTCGGCAGGGTGAAGGCAGTATTGCTAAACGAACCATCTGAGAATAGACAGTCAACATTCGAGCCGTCCGCGATGAGCCGGAGGTCCTCGTACCATGTCATCGGGTGCTGGGTGGCTGACAAGGACTGCACGCTGTCGTTCCACGATGATCCGTCGTATATGCCGAGTTGGTTATTCGTCGAACCGCACGCATAAAGTAGATTCCCGAATTGATCGGCCATCAATCCCGCGCCGTTCCCGCCGGGGTTTCTGACGCTCATAAAGTCGTACGCGCCGCGCGTGCTTTCTTTCCAAATCTGGCCGGTGTCATCCTGAACATAAAGAAAGCCGTTCCCGACGGCCTGGTGGAGGATCGCGCCGAGACCCGGAATGCCCGCGCTGCTCTGTCCGGGGACCATCGAATACATCGTCGAAACGCCGAAGAGGGACGGGATGAAACTTTGAGAATAAAAATTGGTCCCGACGATGGGTTGATCGGAGAATCCGTCGTATGCGCCGAAAGGAACGATGCGGGTGGACATTTATTTTATGAATTTGAGAATGAGTGCGGTGATGGCGACAATGGCAGTGACGATATTTAAAATGACGAGCGTGAACTTTGAAATACCGATGTCTTTGCCGTCGCTCTTGCTCTGCCAATCCTCGACGGTCGCCATTCGGTCTTCAAGTTTCCCGGTGCGGCCGTTCGCATACGCTTGCTTGGCGTCGATCGCATCGAGCCGTCCGAACATCTTTCCCATAGCGAACATAATCTGGCCGTGCTCGGAGGTCGGACTGCCTGGCTGAGTGGGGAGTTTTACTTCTTCGTCCATGAATAGTGAAAGAGGTCGGGCTCCCGGCCGCGTTAGTGCGGCCAGGAAGCCAAAACCTTAGAGCGTCTGGAACTGTGCGGCGAGGGCCAAGTCCGAGTCGAAGTAAACGACGTTCGGAGCGACGGTGCCGTCGTCCAAAGCAGTCGTGCCGCCGACAAAGTTGCCGGTGCCGGTCGGGTTCACGAGGATGAATCCGAAAGGAACTTCGCCATCGGGGGTTGTCGGGAAGACAACGGCAGCGAGCGTTGCGCCTGCCGTGCCCATGTAGACCTTCACGGTGCCTGAGGCGTTGACCGTGAAGACGAAGACGTTGAAGGTCGCATTGACGACCGTGCCAACGAGGGCGGTGAGGTCGGCTGCGGCGAGCTTCGTGATGACGCCGTCCACCATCACATAGAGGGTGGTGGTCGTCTTAACGACCGCCGAAGAGGAACCGTGGATCGCAAGAGTTCCCTTTTGGAGAATCTTGTTCAAGAGATTCCGCTGGAGCTTATCGAAGAGTCCCGAGAGTTCGCTCTGGGTGTTCGGGAAGCTGATTGATTTTGCGCGTGACATAAAATTGAGAATTGATTTGTGCGACCTTTTTTGTTCTAAAGGGGATGTTCACAAGACATCCCCTTTAGCGTTGGCGTTAGCCGGTGACGAATAATTCGGCGGCGAACTTCAAACGGTTGTCCGTGACTTTCGCTCCGTAGACGTACAAGTCCTTAAAAGCTGAACCGAAGTTACCGATCTGGTCTTCTTCGATTCCGACTTCCAAAACCTTGTCCGCGAACGTGAGCCAGTTGCGGTTCGCTGCGATGCAGTGATAGCCGTTCGTGTTGTCGCCCACGACGCGCGGGGACTTGATGATCTTGAAGCCCAAGAGTTCGGTCATGAATCCTTTGACGACGAGATCTTCATAGGCCGCCGGAACGTTCAACGCGATGCCGGTCCCTTGCGGGATGTACTGCGCGATCGTCGGGTGGATGATGAGGAAGCGATCTTCCTGGGGAATTTCCTGGTTGTCGAGGATGACTCCAAGGGAGATGATCTTCGCCATGATGTTCGTACCCGTGGTGGCGACCGGAGTATTCGCCTGGACGACATAGGCCGCTCCAGAGATCACTCCGCCGTCGTACGTCGTGACCGCGTCATCGTATACGTCGAGTCCGACCACGATGGACGTGGCGGATGCGTACGAAAGCACACGGTACCACTTCGAATTGCCGGTGGCTTTGAAGCCCTTGCCGACCATTGCGGAGGTGAACGTCGTGCCGGAGCCGGTTACATTACCAGACACGTCTATGGAGACGGTGCCGGTCGTGTAATCAGTTCCAACGCGGTTTCCTGCGGCGATCTTTCCGTAGAACCCAAGAACGAACGTATCAACGTTCTTCTTGCGCTCCTGGGCGAGCTGAGTGACGATCGTCGGCTTCGGTTCCTTGATATAGGACTTCCACTTATCGATCGTGTTCTCTTTCCAGTAGAACGCTTTCTGCTGGTCGAGTTTCAACTGGCCGTTCACTTCCTGAATCGAGGCCGGCGAGAGGTTCGCTCCTGTGTAGACCTGCTCAGAGATCCTCGCAAGCGAGAGGATGTTGACGATGCTCCCAACGGAGTTCACATCGCCCTCATAGTCCCGGTTCGTAATAAGGTCGTATACGCTCATCGCGTACACTTCCTTCATTACTTTGGCGGAAAACGCTTCCGCTAATTTAGTTGCAAATGCTGAAGGCATGAGATTGAGATTTTGTTAAACCCCAACCGTCGCTTGGGCCTAAAGTTCCACGGTCACGTCGTGTGTCTTGATGTATCGCTCGTACGCTTTGTAGTCGGACGTTCGCAATGCAGAGAGTTCTTCCGAGGTGAGGGCCTTTGGCTTTTCCGTTGTTCTAGGACCGCCGCTGCCGGGTTCTAGACCTGGCTTCGGCGTCACTACGGGAGCGGGAGCGTCACCGTTTTTCTGGAGGAAGGCATCCACGAGGAGTTCCATCGGAACTCCTTTGTACTGCGGCTTGGAAGCATACTGTCGGAACGCTTGCTCTTTGCCTTGTAAGGCATTGTTCGAGGCGAGGACGAGTTCGATGCTCGTTGCCCACGAACGGTCAGCTTGAATTGATTGCGCGAGTTGCGCTGCGTTGCCTCCGATACGTTCCGCGCGCTCAGTGCGGCGTGCCAACTCCTTCTCGGTGTCACTCATCGAATCCCATAGCGGGAATGCTGTCCTGAGTTCCGGTTCGGTTGGTTCTGTTGTCTTTTCCTGTTGGGCTTTCTGCCGCGCAACTTCCGCTTCGCGGAGAAGATTCGCCTCACTCGATGACGCCGAGAACTTATCTTTCCAAAATTCAACGGTGTCTTCGGGCTTCACGACAACCGGCTCAACTATCGGCTGTTCCTTTTTTTTGATCTCAGGAGTGATCTCGTCCGTCTCGGTTTCGAGGTTTGGATCTTCTGGCATTGTTGTGGTGCCGTGTCTTACGACGTTTGGCAATAAATTAATTGTGATGCCTTTTCGATTTAAGGCAAGGTGTGTACAACTATTCTGCTTTCTTCTTTGGCTTCGGCTCGGGCTTGGTGAGTCCGAGAATCTCGCCGAACAGCTCGCGCTGATCTCCCGTGAGATACGATTCGCGCGCCTTCAGAAACTCGATGTCTGTCGCACGGAGCTCATGCGGTTGTTTCGCCATGAGCTCGTCAAACAGGGTCTGTGATTCCGTGTCCATTACTCGGTTGGCTCAACCGGAGTTTCCGACGCTGCATCGCCCTCGGGCTTTTCCTCGGACTCTACAGGCGTCTCAGGAGCGTCCTGACCTGGCTCTTTTACTTCTTCATCCATGTGAGTATTGATGTGGTTTGCGACCTTTAATTATTCCAGTCCATACTTTTGTTTCAGCATGGCTTTGAGGGATTCGCGCTCCTGCGCGGGGGTAACGATGACTTTCGTGATCGTGGAGAGAATATCTCCGTACGCTTTGTAGTAGGCGTCCTTCGGCGCTGAGTTGTCGTGCTTGCGGAGCTCCACGGTCGCGCGCTCAAGCTCGCCCGGAAGAAACTTTTTCAAGTCCTCAATCGTGACATCCTGCTTTCCGAGGATTGATGCCCATTGCATCCACGTTGCTTTCTCGGCGGGTTTGAGGTCATCGATGCTTTTCAGATTCAGCTTTTGAAGGATCTGGTCGAGCATGTTACTGGCACCACGCCGGTTTGGTTGATGTGTTTACCCATACACCCGCATTGGGATATGAATACCAGAGCGTGCTCGAATTCGTGTGGTCGTATTCTTCCAGACATCCGCTCCACGCATTAGATACGACGCCGATTAGGACGGTAGACGACGCACCGAATTGCATCTGTTTGGTGGGGGCAGTTATACCTTGGCCTACGCCGGTACCGGTAAAGAACATTCCCGCAGAGTTGGGAGCGCCAACCGCCAGTACCCCCCAGCCAGAATTCGGCACATAATTACCACCATTCGGCATGGTGATATTCCCACCACCGCTGATTTGGAAATTGCCGCTCGAATCAACACTCGTCCAGATGGCGTTCCCGTTTGCGAATTGCTGTACGCATCCTTCCCACGGAGTGGACGTCGGTACAGTGAGTGCTTTTGGTGCGAATTGCGTATATCCGCCGAATGCGCTTGAGCTTGCATCGAACGCGGAGACACCGCAGATCTGTACCGCTTCATTTCCAGTATGAGAGCTGTCCGTCATGAAGTTTGCCACGGTGGAGGTGCCGGTTCCTTTTCCGATGACGACACCCGTGATGTTCGCTTGGCCGTTAAGGTCGAAGAAAGCGGTGTAGGCGGACGAACTCGATCCAGAGTAGTAGAACTTTATTCCATCAATCGAGAGATAGATCTGAGTTGAATTGTCCTGCACCCACGGAATATAGTTCACCGTGCCTCCGCTATCCTCAACTTTATTTCCACTTGCAAAGACAGCCGTGCCTCCGTGCTGATGCACCTGGCAATTGTCGTTCGTGTTATTGGAGTAATCGATGTTATCGCCTCCTGACTGCTCGAAGACGACGCAATCAATCGGGCTGCCAAAGTTATCAACGAACCAGTTGTTTTCAACTTTCGTGGCTTCAGTCGCGTTGTTGGATGTCTCTACGTCCAACACGCGCGCATTGTTATACGCAGAATTATTTGCGATGAGAAGGTCATAGCTTCCGCTCGCCACATCAAATGCTTTTCCGCAGTTCGTGACGGTATTCCATTCCGTATCAGAATGAGCGCCACCGAAGTTCGATGAACTTCCAATCTCAAGCCCAATCGAAGGAGAACTCGTGTTGATGGTTGGATCAACGCAATTCAGTGTGACGCCGGTAATGCCGCCGCCCTCGATGTGAGGGGTTGCGGCCATCGCGTACTGGACGATAGGGACGTTCGCAACCGACGCGCCATTCCACACGGTGCCGCCCCCCTTCACTCCGATATAGCTGCACCGATTGGTGAGCGTGAGGGTGTTGTTGCCCCACGAGGAAGATGGGATATTCTGCGTCGGCAATTGGATCACCACTGGCTGATTCCCGTGGCTCGTATAGTTCGTATTGCAGAGATTCTGATAGTACTGATATGCCGAAGTGGCATTATGCAGCATGTATCCAAGCGGCGACGCATAAATAATGGATGAGCTTCCGAGAGCCGTATCCCCATTGAAGTTTGCCGCTCCGGCCGAGACAATTCCCCCCGAAAACGTCTGCTGCGCGCTAAAGGTATTTGGAGTCGAGGTAGATACTCCGCCACCTCCGCACCCGCCGACGATATTCGCGCACGGAACCTGAAGGTTTCCATTGATCGGGCTGATCGTGCTGCTCGGGACGTTCGTTCGCCAATAGTTCGGATTCGTGGACTGCGCGTGTGCCCCGATCGCTATGACGGTCCCGACGATGAGCGCGGGGACGAGATATTTAAGAATTTTTTTCATGTTAGGCGAGATATGAGAATGAAACGGTATCGTTTGCTGACGTGCCATCGAACCAGATTTTTGAGAGGTCATCGATCTCGATCGTGAATCCGCCGCCTGCGCTCATGTCCGCCCCGCTGTGGCCGGAGGTGGCTGCTACGACGGTCAGCCCGCCGATCGTGATGATGCCCGCGTTACTCTGCCCTGCGGCGAGAAATACTTTTGCGCACGGAATGGAAACGGCTGAGAGCTGAACGCGCGTACCGGGAGTGACGAGCGTGGTCTGTGCGCTCGGAACTGATGCGTTGTCTTTGAAAACGGTGGCTGCTGCTTGCATTGGTGTTGATAGTTAGTTTTTATGCTGCGACTGGAAGGGGCGGCTGGGGCAATTGCGCGGGTTTCGCGCCAGGTGGCCCCGGCGGGGCTCCGGGTAATGCTGGCTGCTGGTCGTCGAAGTTCATGACCTCGGCCTTTTCTTCCGGCGTGAGGTCAAGCCAGTCGAGCGTCTTTTGCTTCTGGATCTTCTGTAAGGGGATGTTGTTCGGGAACTGCGCCGTCGCGACCTGGAGCTTCTGGACGGTCTGCAAGGCGTCGGATTCCTTGTCGGCCTTTGAGCCAACGGTCACTTTGTAACCCTCTTTAGAATAGGTCTTTGCGAGATCCAATGTTTTTGCGTAGAACTTGCCGCTCGCGCCTTTCTTGTGGAGCTTTGGCTTTTGCATCGTCGAACCATTCGCCTGGACCAAAGCGACAAAGATATTCCCGATGTCCTCCCAATACCGTTTGTGATATTTCGAAACGTTCTGCGCGCGCTGCTTCGCTTTGGAAGCGAGGATCTGGATCTCCTGGGCGGTCTGCTGCGCACCTTGCTGGTTCGGGTCGGTGTCGCCGTTCTCTATCGCCGTGGCGCCGGACACACCCTGAATCTCACCGTCGATAAAGTTGAGCTCGTTGAACACATCTTCCATCTCGGGAATCTGTACGCTCGTGAGCACGTCTTTCGGCGGACCGGGCAATGGATAGAATCCGAAGGGTGCCGGATCATAGCCCACCGGCGTCCAGCCCTCCTTGAGCGTCGAGTCGTAGAAGTTCATCCCGTAATTTACGAGCGTGCCATTCTCGACCTTCTGGCTCCAGCGCGCGTTCGCGACAAGGTTCAATCCTCGAACCGAATCCGCCCCGCCGTCGCTCCATACATCAGTCCGTTCGGTATCTCCTGCCCATGATGCCCACGAGAGCATATTGATGCCCAAGATCTCTTCAAGCGGTTTCTGCATCAGGATCTCGGTGCCGTTCGCCGTCACGACGACCATGACAACATCTTTCTGTTGGTCCGGGTCCCACACTTTCTGCTGGCACTCGTTCAGCTCAACATACGTTTCACCGACGACCGGCAAAAGAGCATCCGGCACGCCCATGTCACTCATCCGTTGTGTCCGGTCGGCGACAGCAAGCGAGTTCTGGCCGGCCTGAATCAATCCCTGCTTTGTAGCGAAAAACACCTCAAGGCGGCTGATTGCCGCAGCGTCATAGAGCGGATTCAATTTGATGTCCGAGAGCGTGCGATAGATTCCGATGTGGGTGATCCTGCGGCCGGATTGGATGTCCCAAGGATTCGCATAGCGGTCCAAGAGAACATCCTGCGGGTCGATGACCTCCATCGAAAACCAGCCGTCGATGATGTTCAGCTTCATGAACGACCGGCCGTACAGCCATTCCTGCTTGCGATCGACTTCCTCAAGGATGTCCAGGCGCAATCGGTCGGCACACTCCGTCCAATAGGCGTTCAGGAAGAGTTCCTTCTGCCCGTCGTTGCCCTTGTCCTCATACTCGTTATCGACCGGCCAATTCGTCTGGGTGAGATACGTCTTGAGCGTCTTCTTCATATACGGCACGTTCACCGATTGCCGCTGGGTCAGGCGGTTGATGATGACCGTATCTCTGTATAGCTCGTAGTTCGTCGTCCATTGCGGATGACGACGCAAGCGCCAATTCAAATCGGCCTGGTAATTCTTCTGGATGGATTCGATGGAGAGAGGTTGAACCATTTAAGGAAACGTTCGACCTCGTTTGCCTTCATTATGAGTGGCAATAGAAATATGTAAAGGGCTGGGGATAAGTCGTGCTACGATTCCCGGCATGACCAATTTAGTTCCGGCAACTGGCTCTGTCTGTCTTGGGATTGTGTTCGGATGGCTGGTTCGTTATTGTATGCGGCGGTTCAAGAAATTCAGTGCCGCTACGCTTACCACGATCGCGTCGGTATTGGTGGGCGGGGTAGCGATCAAATTCCTGAACTCAGACCCGACGGTTCTGTGGTTTTATCCCATCGGACTGCTTATTGGATTCATTGTTTACTCTGTAGTGGGATATTTTGCGATTCGATTCGGCGGCAGCAAATACGACCAAGTTCTTTTTTGCAGAGTGGATACAGAACGAATCCCGAAGAAACTTCCGAATGAGACAGAGAGAGAATTCTTAGAGCGCGTTGAACCTCTTATCCCGGCATCCCCGGATAGCTCTTCACCAAGCCAGTCGTCGGGGCCGGAATGAATCCAACCGGCTTCTGAACTTCAAAGAACATCCGCATGATGAAGCAGTCGCCATAGTCCGGTGATCTGCCGAGCGTCTTTTTGGTCTCATCCTTCGATTGAATCTTGCGCTTGCCGTCCTTGTCGGCGTCCTTGCTCTTGATTTGCTCCAGTTCCTCAATGAGCGCCTGACGTTCGGATTCGCTCGGGTTCGTGACTTTCATCTGATGGGTATTCACGAGATCGGCGAGCTTATAAGCGCATTGCGCTTTCAAGCTGTCGAAGTTCTCCGGCTCCCTGGTGATGGGATTTTCAAATGGCCGGTGGTTCGCGACAAAACCCTTGATGCCTTTCAAATGGTCAACGATGCCGCCGCCGATACCGTCTTCATCCACGAGAATGTGCGAGTATGGAATTGACTCCTGGATGGCGAATTGGCGGATGTCTTCCTCCGTTTTGTCGGTGCCCTGCATCGTTCTCATGACCGTTTTGTAGCAGTGCAATCCCTTCCAGAACGTGAACACGATCCTGTCCCCGCCGAAGCGCGCGGCATCGACGATGAGATACTTCACTGTTGAGTCAATGACCGTGTTGGTGAACAGGTCGGTCAACGCGTCGTAATCGATCATCGCGTTTTCCGATTCATATTCCCAAATGCCCTGCATCAAACGCTGGCGGCTGATCTTGTCCGTGAGTTCCGCGAGTTGCTTGCCGTAGATCTCTCGGGTAAATGGATTGTCGTTATAGAGCGCCTGGATGAATGCATACTGAGGCGGAAGCGTTCCCGCCTTCCACGGCTTATAGAACAGCGTGTAGAGCCAATTCTTGTCGGGGTTAGCGGTTAAGCCGATCTTCGGGAGAAGGCCGAACTCCTCGTTCTTGTGCCGCCCGACGCGGGACTTCAAAACATCGAACGCTTTGAACTGGATCTCACCGGCTTCCTCGATGTCGCCGTTCGTATATTCGAGCGAGCCGAACCGCTGATACTCCGGGTCAGAGGGCTGGAAGTCGAGATCGAGCAGATCTATCGTCGAGCCGTTCTTGAAGTGGATGACGTTGTATTTGCCGTCCAGCCACCAATCGTCCTTCGGGATTTTGTGAAACGCGCATACTTTCGTCCACGTGATGAACGTGGACTGCATGAGGCGCTTTAATTCCTTACGGCCGATGAACGAATGCCCGGATAAGCGTACGCTTCGTACAATCGCTTCTCGCAGATGTGCCAGCTTTTCCCTCCGCCCGCGCCTCCGCCGAAAAATATGAAGCGCGTGACGGAATCAAGCCAGAACTGCCATGCGAGGTACTGTTTAGTTGTCGGTTTTATCTGGACGATCATTCGGCGGGATCATTTGAAAGCCAGTCACTCGTTCGCCGCCTGATGTCACATCAACCTTCTCCGTGATGCGCTGCCGAATTTTGTTGTATTCACGGATCGCCGATACTTTCGGTTCGAGCTTATCGTTTTGGAGGATGACTTTTGCGAGCTGGGCATCGACAATATCGTCCTTCAACATCTCGTTCAGGAGTTTCGTAATGCGTTCTTGCACCTTAAGGTTCCTCAAGAGTACTGAACCTTGCACGCTACACACTCGGTAAGCTTTGTCGTACTCGCTTGATTCGATCAAATGGCCTTCATCGTCCCGCGATTCTTCGTGCGACAGCGTTTCGAGTTTGTAGTTGTACGCCTCGGCATAGCAGAGCGTCGCATTACCAAACAGCTCTTCGTTCTTCACGTAGAGCTGGCAGAAGAGTTCATGTTGGGGTTTGAGCGGGACGGCCTTAGCCATTCTTGAATTGGTATCGTTTCGCGTCGTCGATGATCGCGTTTGCCAGGTCTTTCCTTGTCTTTGCGGTGATCGTGAATGCCACGAACTTTGCTCCGTGCTTTATGACTTTCTTCCGTTTGTCATAATCCTTCGGGCGAACGACAACGTAATGCTTATCTACGCACGGAAGTTTGCAGGGATCGGCGGGAATGTTGGTATCTCCCAATTCCATGACGAGGTTGAGCGGTTGAGCCTTAGACATTGAACTCGTGTTTCGTTTTGGCTTCCGGCGCGAGAACGATCAGCATCAATCCTTTCCACAGGAACCACGGCATCAGCTTTGGTTTCCTCCGGATCAGTTTTTTCGCCAGGAAGTGCATGGTCGCGGGGTCTTCGAGGATCTCGACGACTTTTCTATTGATGGTGAGGGTGCGGTCGAATTTTCGGGACATCAGAGATGGGTGAGGATTTGGAGCGCCGCGACAGTGAAAAGAAAGGTGAGGGCAACGAGGCACAGAAGCCGCAGGGATGCCTTGAATGTCTTGGATGTCATGGGGAATGGTTTAACTGTGCGGGATTTCAGGGAAAAGTCAAGCGGCGCGGGGTGTCGTTTAGGAATCCACGATCGCGCGACAGGAAGCTCTGGGGTTGATCGCATAGAATTAGGAGATATTTCGCCAAGAAAGAATACGAGAATGGATATTGCCCAATTCTTGGTTTCATTGGTCGGCGGTGGACTTGCTGGCGGCGGGGTCAGCACCATCTCAAACCGGTTGCTCCACTACCGGTCACTTCGTACACAGTTCGAGCCAAAAGTGAGCAGTATGCTAGCTGCCTATGCAATTCGGCTGGAAACCCCTCAAGGAAGATTCTTAATTCGAATTGCCGGAAAGAATCCTTCGACAGAGGATACCGGCTTTGTAGATCACCGAAGCAATTTTGTGTTGGACCTCGTTCAATTCAATGAACTAAGGGAAGTTCGCGTCTTGAGGAAAAAGATGCTGTCCAATTCTCAAGGTTACGGGCTCATCGAGGCGATTCATTTTAAAACTGATCTGACACCGGAAAGGAATGCTCTTGTGGAGTGCTTAATTATTGTTCAAGGGAAATTAGGGCTCTCAAAGTAATTGATGATCTGGCCTGAGCTCAAAATACAACTGCTGATACGCCCTCGGACCCATCCTCGCGGCTGACCCGAAAGGAACTCAATGGAGAACGATCAAGCAATGCAGAAAGGGTATATTTGCACCTGCAAACAAGACGATCCGCCAAACGATAATCGCAATGTATACACGTTTTGCCGAGAGGTAGATCAGGCCATGTGTTGGCGGCATCGTGTTAGCGCGCAAATTCATTGTGACGATCTGAATCGGGGTGTGACGATTCCTCCTGGCGGCAATTATGTGTGCACGAATTTCGAGGTCGAAGAACTTGGGCCGGATAAATTCCTCATTTTCTGCGAAGCGCCATTCGAAGACCTCAGACACTCGCCGATCTATTTCACAACCAGGTACGTATGATCCGGGTGATCGGGAAGCCACATGATCTCTAGAAGCCGCTTTTTGAGCTTGTACACGTCCGTCTCGAATCCCTTCACTTCCACGAGCTCATAGCTCCCGTCCTTCTGCTTGACCCGAAAATCCACCCATAGGGAACATATCTTCTCGCCCTGGTACATGATCCTCACGGGGTACTGCCGTTCCCACGACTCAATATCCTTCGCCTTGAGTCGCATATCGAGATTCATCGCGTAGTTCGCCTCGAACTTTGAGTCATACCAGAATCCGTTATAAAAACATGTCTTGGCGTGGTATTTGTTGGCGGCCATCGGGGCCGACCCTTTGACCTTCCCGCACAGGCAGACCGCATCGTGCGTCTCTATGTCTACGAAATATTTATGGGAATGCTTTTTTGCGAAACGCCTTTGAAGGTAGGGCGAGAGGGTCATCTAAAGCGTGGGTTAATTTGCTTCCTCGCCTTCAATCTCATCCGCTCGGCCATACTGAGATGGCAGTGGCACGAGCACCCATGATCGTGGCCGTTGAATTCTTCCCTGGGTACATAGCCGTCACAGGAGTCATGGCGCCCCGCCTTGCAATCAGCAGAAATGAGATGGATTTTGATGTCGTCAAAGAATGGGGTGCGGGGCATGGACGTGGAAATTTTGAAAGAGATTACTTCTAAGCGTACAATTCTCGCAAACATCGTCAACAGGTGAAAACTTGGGCCTCCGGAAGAACGTCGTATACCGTTTTGTCGACGACCAAGGGGCGGACGAGCTGGAAGTTGACCATCCAGGTGCGCTCACAATCAGAAAGGGGGAGATCGTTGAAAAAAAGGGTAGGCTATGGCAGGTATGTTCCGTCCAGTGGGAATTATCTGACGAGAACTCCAAACGGGTGCCGACACTATGGGTCTATTTGCAAAAACCCCGGCTCCACTAATCAGCGAAACCGCACTTTTACCGGAGAATGTTGAAGTGGTGAAAGTGCGCACAAGGCCCAAACACGTCGTCTATCGATATAACGCCGATCCGCAGAGCGAAGAGAAGATCGCGGATCGCGCGGGTGATTTGCCATTTCACCGCGTGGGGGAAGTGATTACCCGGAACCGCAGACAGTGGAAAGTGTCCAGCACCATCGACGAAGGCAGCGACACCGGGCCGGACTGGACTTTGATTCACCGAGTGCTTCTCACTGATTCGCTATAGAGTCCATTAATTCCTCTCTCTTTGCGCACCGCGTAATGATGATCGGCCGCTCGCCCTTCCTGCTCAAGATCGCGCCCCATCCCTGAAGCGGGTGATACCAGCAATCCCATTCGTTATGAGCGAAGTCAATGCGGGTGGTCATTTCTTTTTTGATTTCGTGTGGGGCACAATGCGGATTTCGACGGGGACGATCACTATTTTTGCGCTTCCGTGATTAAACTCGTCCGCACACTTTTTCAATTGTTTGAGTTTCTTTAGGTCATCCCCGATAGCGAATACTGTCTTGTCGTGAAGGTCGGGATAGTAACCAGGAACAGCCACACCACATCCAAGAATCTCATCGCTACCAATTATTTGGATCCCCCACGCCTTTATCGTTTTCATATTCCAAGTAATTGTGGATTTGCTTCGACCTTTGTCTCTTCCCTCGCCGGCGGCAGCACCGGATACTTCGCCTTCCACTGATGGGCGGTGTTCCCCGTTATTCTGCACTTCCTGCGCCCGGCATCAATGACAAGTCCCATCTTTCGGAGCTCGTTCGTGCGGGGCGTGATTTCATTGATCGGGCGCGCCAAGGCATCGGCGATCTCCGCGTTCGTAAGCGCGACGCTCGCATTGCGGAGATAGTGAAGCACGATGGCCTGGCGGTGGCCGAGGTTCGGGTAGATGTTCTTGAGATAGGTTTGAAGCGAAGTGTCCTGGATCATCTTGATTACTACTAATTTTCGATCTGCACCAAGCGTGGTGCAATCCACAAATTTTCTCTTTCTTTGCACTTGCATCCACAGAAAACTAAAGATACTTTGAGAACCGAGCGATCCTAGGAAACATGAGATCTGGCCAGATGCTCCGTCAACGAACTCACTCTTCATCCAGGAGGGATGTATGGGGCATCTTTTGTCCAGCGAGTATCTTCTTAAGCTTGTGCTTGCGATCTTTGAGGTCACCGGGCTAATTGTCTTTCTTGTCTGGGTGATTGTCCGGGCATGCCGCGAAATCCGCGACATTTTCATCGATCGGGGAGGGTCTCCATGAGGCGCAAAATGCCTACGCAAGTATTCCCCCTTTATTCCTTGCGAAACCCCTGATTGCTAGAACGGTATCTCCGGCAAGTCGTCCGGCGCGCCGACTTTCGTTCCCTTCTTCACGATCACGGTATAGCCGTTCTCGTCGTCCACACGCTCGTACCCATCCGCCACAAGGTACACCGCCGTCACTGCCTTTCCTGCGACACGCACCTTCTCTGTCTCGGCGGTGAGAACCTGTCCAGTCCACAATGCCGAGTCGTCGCCAAAGGCATCAATGAGGCCATTGATCGTCGCGCGATTCAAGCTGATGTTCTTCTCCTCGGTATCGCCGCTGAAGAGAATCTTCGCCACGTCCTGCATCTTCACTTCGCCCGTCTTCTCGTTCTTGAACTGACTCTGCATCGGTTGGGTTTCGCTCATCAGCTTGCAATGAGCACCCGACTGCACTTCGGCACCTTTTACCCACGCTCCACCGATTGACTGCTGTTTTTGATATTTCATGAATGGTTAAAATGTATTTTTCTTTTTAATTTGTTCGACCTTCTTCATCTCGCTCTCAATCGTCCGTTCGACCTCCTGCCGGACAAGCTTATCGAGATGCTCGGAAAATGACGTGATGATCGTGTCGCTCGGCATGGAATCATCCTCATACTCCATCGAGACGGAGCAGAATGAATTGATCGGCTCGAACGACTGAACTTGTTTTGTCTTGCTAAACGACCTGGTGACTACGATTTTTGCCATGGTTATTCGTGATAGTTACTTCTTGCTTCGGACGATTCGACGTTCGTCCGTTCGATCTCTCCAAGGAAATCTTCCTTGGTATTTTCAGGGAAGGGGGAGAATTTGTGCGGGGCCGGGCGGAGCAAGCGCTCAGCGCCCATTTCTATCCGGCGCTGTTCCGCGTTCCAGTCCTCGGTGTTCTCTTGTGAGATGTTAGGGATGTTCATTTCAAGAGTGATGGATTTTCATGGATGTTGCCGATGACTTCGGAATTGACCGCATAGCTGGCGAAATCCGTGAAGCTATTCATTTTGCCCGCAAAATAGATGAGATACCCACCATCATCCTGCCGCCATTCAACGCTGCCGATGAAAGGTGTCTTAATATGCTTTCCTTTCTCGCCGACTAGCCGCATCGCGAAGGAGACAATATCCCCCTCATATATCTCTTTACCGTTTTTATCCTTTAGACCGGTGAACTGCATGAGAACTGTCCCACTCGGGGTCGGTGCTATCGTGCCATCATCATCATTCATCATTTGAAGTTCACCCTTCACGCCGATAAATTCAAATGTCCAATCACCTAGGCGACGCATTTGCCCCTCACTGGGAACCCAGGCCCTAAACTTGATTTCCCTAGTCATGTGCTTCTTGTTCTTCCGCCGAAGCGACCAGCCCTCGGTTTGAAAAGTATTCCGGCGCTTCCGCCATCGCTTCGTTGATGCACGCTCCGCACATGCCGGCGCGGGGATCGAAGTCGTCCTTCTTCACTAGACGGCGACATTGATAGCAGAAGGTGCGGGCGGGAACCGGGCCGAGGAAGAACTCTGTCCACTGCGCTTCGGTGTGAGGCGTGAAGTCCTCTGGGAACGGAACGGTTGGGATGTTCATGGGTTTGAATTGATAGGTTTATTTATTGAACGGGTAACCTCTGGCCTCCTAATCAGACGAGTAAACCTGTGCGGTAAAACTCATGCAATGTACCAGACGTTATCCCGTTCGATGCACGGGTTTAGAACGCGCCGATCGACGCGAGCCACAAGAGGAGAAGCAGAAGGCCGACGAGGAGCGCGGCGAATGCCACACCTTCCGCGATTGCCTTCCACATTGATTGCTTCGGGCGGATGAAGTATCCGACTTCGCTTGCAATCAATTCAGTTTCAATATTGTGATTCATGGATTAGTGGATTATTGTTTTCTCAAACTGGCCGTCTTCGCCAAACTGAATGCACACATGCGTGGTATGGTCTTTGAGACCATCTTGCATGAACGGCGATCTAATTTCAATTGTGAAGCCGTCATCGCAAACAACGAGATTGCCGTCGATGGAATCCGCTACAAACTGGAGAACTTTTTCAGGATTCATGGGTTTTGTAATTGGTTTATCTATTCGACCTTTTAGATGATTCGCTGAACACGGGAGCCGCCGAGTTGCACGGCAGGCGGGCGATGCCCACTGAATCCTCAGCTCCCTCGTTCAACGAACCACCCTGACTGCCCATTAACAATAACCCGCTGACAGAGGAAGTCAATAACCCCTGGGGATAAGTCCTACGCCCCAATAGCGCTTATTTCACGCGCCTTGCGAAGCCTGCCATAGGTCCGGTTGTAGGCCGTGATCTTCTTGCGGTGCTTCCTACGATATTCGGCGTGGTAGAGGTTGTACTGTTTCCGGCCTTCGCGCCTGCCGAACTTCTGCACAAAAAATGAGAGTGATGCCATTGCCTGAATCATGACAGTTTCTCAAATTGGCGCAAGGTTATTTATCCCCACCCCTCCCCTGTACATTCCCTGACAGTTCTCTACAGTGAGTGGGTAACTCAGCTCATTGAAAATCGGAGGAAATATGGCAGGAAGAAAACCTGATTACAACGTTTGTGTGTCTGAACGCAAGGAAGGCGAGAACGGGTCAAAGCGGTACCCGTATCGTGTGGGCGCGGCTTGGACGGGCGACAAGGGACAGATCAACGTCACGATCGGCGTCCCGCTCCTGTTCACCGCCTCAACGGAGCTCGTGCTGTTCGAGAACAAGGACGAGTAAACCAGAAGCCCTGCCACGTGCGGGGCTTCATCATTGAAAGGAGTTCGATATGAACTTCAAAGAAGTGAAGGAGCGAATCAAGATCATTGATGTCTTGCTCCACTACGGGATACGGCTCCGGAAGAGGGTCGGAGAGGATTATGCCGGCTCCCCCTGTCCGCTTCCCACTCACCCCGAAGACCGGAACAATAACTGCTTCGCGGTTCACCTTCCGACCAATAGATGGCAATGCAAACATCCCGCTTGCGGACGGAATAACGGCGTAGGTGACAAATGGGGCGATTGTATTAACCTGGTTGCCACGCTCGATAAGATTTCTTTTCTTGAAGCAGGTAAGAAACTTGAGCGGTGGTTTCCAAAAGAAAATCCCGCGCCCTCACATGGAGAATCGCGGGAAAGAGAGGAGAGGACACTTCCCCCTCCTGCTCACATACGGGACGATACCAGTTCCTCGGTAGCAGTCAACTACATGGCTTCGATTGACCTGTGGTTCACCGAAACTTTTAAACTAGTTCCGGATGAGGAAGATGAGAATTACTGGAAGCGGGTTCGTAAGGCGGTAAAGTCAAAGCTTGTTGATTCTTATCGTGCTGGTCAGAAATGTGCTTAGCGGGTCTGCCGCGTTTCTTTAATGGAAGCGCGGTTTTATTATGCCCGAGCTGCTGGAGCCGCGCATCAATGGCGTCGCGCTCGGCGAGCAGGATGTCCACGGCCTGCTGTGTGAGTTGATCGGCTTGTTCAAGTGCGGTCATATCAATCCTTCCTGGAGGGCGCAATATGGCGGTAACGAAAAGAGCGGCCGACTCGTTTACTTCATTGACCTACTGCTCACCGGGCAATAGAACGGTTGTTGCGCTTCTGTCCGGTTCCGTCGTCACCCATATTTCAGTGCGATCCGGAAGACGGTACGAGGATAGGATACGTCCTCCCATTTCGAGTGCCAGTTCATTCGAGCTCTTGTCCTGGTCAGTGACATCGCCCCAATCACCCATGACATGCCGCTGAACGATGCTCGTGGCCATGATGTTCGTCCGATCCAACGCCTCAACCGCTCCTTCCGTGATCCCGACCTGTCCCAAAGGAAACATCGGTTTCAT